TGCATCAGATGAACGGGCGCGAGCCTCGTTCACCTTTTCTTCGCAGATGTCAACATATCGGTTAACAGCTTCTACCATTTCAGTAGAGTAGTCATCAAGCTTCGGCGCTTTTTTGCCCTCCAGCTTATGGCGCAGGATGGATTCTGCCAGGTCGTGTGCTATAGTACCTTCTGCAGCATAGGGCGATTGTTCATCAGGGAACATCGCTTCCAGTCTTGCTGAAGGAGTACATACTAGCCACCTGGCGCTACTTGATGCACCTAGTAGGGCGTGTTTCTTAGCCACGGCTGTTCACCCATTCCATGATTTGAATACGTTGTTCATCGGTAGCGGATGTTACCTTTTCAGCGCCGATGCTATCTAAGAAGGCTTTGAATTCGCCTTTTGCTTTCGTTTTATCAGCTGCTTTTGCCATTACATCTTTCACTGCTTCACGAGTTGCTTCGAGGCTAGGTACTTCCACTTTAGGTTCTTCCGCTTTTGCTGGTTCTTCCTTAAGAGCAGGTGCTTCTTCTTTAACAGGTTCTTCTACTTTAGGAGTTTCCTTCTTAGCTGGTTTAACATCATTAGTTGTCCAGTTTTCTACTTCTTTAACAGGAGCGCCTACGATGGATTGGTAAAGGTCTTTTACTTCTTGTTCTAATTCAACTGCTTTATCTACTGTGATTTTTAACTCGATCATTGTTTTGTTTCCTTTCGGTTTAACGATGTGATATACTTTAAATGGATATTTTTCTATGTGCCCTTTACGCATTGCCGTGCGTGAGGGCATTTTTTTTGTGCCTAACTGTTCGCATTCATCAGGAATGCAGTAGTCTTTATCAGGGCACGTTGTACAGTCTCGCAATTTAATCACCTCCTTATACACATTTAAGAATCATGCGAATTTCTTGATCTGTCATAGCTGTCTCCTCTGTTTACGGATTGATGTATTTCTTTACATTTTTTACACACGGCGCGCGGTGCGCCTGTCGTAAAACTCCAATGATGGTAGGGGCCTTTTAGCCTCTTATTGCATCTCGCACAGCGCTGCGTTCTCATATGTACTACCCTTAAAATCTGTAATACGTAGAACTCTGTACCTGACGGCTACGCATTAATTTACGGCGCAATCGTCTGACCTCAATTCTGTACTCAGATACCATCCAAGCCATGACCCCGCTTAACACTTGAAACAGCGCTTGTGCAAAACCAATGCGGTCAAGTTCTAAACTGCCTACCGTACCGATTATCATCAGTAGGCCGATTCCTTTAAGCAACCCGTTCATACGATGTGCGCCTCCTTAAATGCTTCATTAATCTTCTCTTCCGGCCAGCCCAGCGTGTTGGCCAAGTAGAATCGGAACCCTTCTCTATCAATTGAAAAGGTGCGTCCCTTTTTGCCTTCCGTTTGCCAGCACTGCGCAAAGGGGAACTTATCTCTTGCGATACATTCACGTATCGCGGTCATAGTTCTTCCCAATACCGTGGCCATCTGGCGCACGGCAATTGTTTTAGTTATCATAAGTAACTCCTTCCTACCAGTGATAAGCAGTGATTGCTGCCACTATGATGATAAAAATACTAACAGCCGCAGAAAGGCTAAGCATTAGCATCCAAAGACAGATGCTGATAAAGGCTTGTATATCACGCTTTTGCATTGTACTCGCCTCCATTCACGGTCTATCAAATTTAGGATTGTAGTAGTCAGTTTCCCAAAAGTCATGACTATCAGCATCATCGACGCACAACGCATAACAGATACTAACAACTGTCGCCATTTGTACTGATTTCCCACTAATAGCGCGGTTTAATGTATCTCTTGTGATTTCGGCTTTTTCAATCAAATCGGCCTTTGTCATACCTAATTCGTTCATGCGCTCCTTAATAGACTCGCCAAACATTCTGATTGCAAACTGTTTCATAATTCTGTCCTCCTAATTTTGATAGCTAAATTGATTGCAAAAGTAATAAAGGTTATAATTATAAAAACTAACCTATACAACTTTTCCAAAGGTTACTTTTGTATCCTCAGAAGTTACTTCTGAAGCAAAAAAAATAGGCATAGGGTCCTTGATATCAAGAAGTTTTATCATCTTCTCGATTTCATCAGAACCAAATACTCTCTTCTTTAATTTCATTGAGAATGTTTTAGGAGACATTTCTAACTTTTTGGCCACATCCTTTTGAGTTAGACCTTTTGAAGCTATTGCCCCTTTAATAAGATTAACGTTAACCAAGTTTTTCACCTCTTTTCTAAAACCTAAGCTTGTCTTCTACACATATATTATCCCCTTGCACGTAAACCGTCAAGTTATTTCTGTAACTTTTGGTTATATTTTTGTTGATTTTAAAGCTACTTTATGATATCATTAAGTTACTTTTATATTTTTTATAATATTTTTACTTTATAAATATAATTAGGAGAAATTGTAATGGCTAGAAAAATAGGATTACGTCTAAAAAAACTTAGGGAGATATCTCGTTTTTCCTTAGATTTTGCTGCTAAATCCGTAGGTATTTCGAAGCAAACTTTATTTAAATATGAAAATGATAAAATTACTAACATCCCATCGGATAAGATTAAAGAGTTAGCTCGACTTTATCAAACTTCTCCAGCTTATATTATGGGATGGGAAGACGATCCCGCTGTCCAAAAAGGATCCAATGAAAATCACGCACCTACAGCCCCCTCTTTACCTAACCCACCTCCAATCTCCTTAAATTTTAAAACAGTTTTGGGAGCAAATGACCTTGCAAAGGCCCTTACTGTTGCAGATGAAGCCTTTTCACCTCGGATAAGGAAAGGAGATACTGCTTTTGTTACAAGTTTATATAAGGATGAAAATTTAAATCCTAATAGAAGTATCTTGGCTATACAAGCGGTAGACCAAAATGGGATTAAAACACCAGATACTATAGTACTAAGATTCTTTTACTATACTCCTGATTTAAAAGGTATTGTGACATATGCACCATCTTATGTTCCCGAAGCGTTCCCTCCAGTATTCTATCCATTTGAGTATTTGAATGAAGAAATGCCTGTTATTGGTATAGTTCGATCTATATCATTTAATATATTCTAACAATTGATATAAGGGGAGATTTTAAAATGAAAAAAGTGTTAGTATCAGGGATTTTAATTTCTACTTTATGTATTGCCGGTTGCGGAGGGCCAGTTGATAACATAAAAGATGCTACTGGTTTATCAAAAGAGCAGTCTCAGCAGGTACTTACTGAATTACAAAGTGTTGGGGTCTCTGAATTTGGTAATGTAAATAAAGTAGCCGACCAGCAAGGCGTGTATTACATTGTTGATGAGAAGTATGGACAAACATTCTTCCGCATCAAAAATGATAAAGTTAGTGAAATCGAAAATAGCTTCTCTACTGTTTACAAAAACGGCCAAAAGACAGACGATATTAGCAAAGTCTATATTAGTGATCAACAAAAAGCAGCGTATCAAGTGGCCGCTAAAGATGCGGTATCCGCTCGACTAAAATCACCTTCCACGGCTAAATTCGATATAAAGCAAGTCATTCGTTATGATAATAGCGTTACCGTTCGTGGCACGGTTGACGCACAAAATGGATTTGGCGCAATGGTTCGTGGTATGTTCTTTGTAAAAATCAAAGCGGATACGGGAGAAGTAGACTCCGTCAGCATTAATAATTTCTAAATCACCCCCCTTGCACAGCGTGATATATAGATACCAGTACCCATCCACGCTTCAGGGTTTAACGACTACAGCGCACCAGGATGGGTCTTTTTGTTGAAAAAGCCAGTCATCATGCGGGTTGCTTCGAATTTGTTAAGGCCAACAAATTCGGAAAAGAGTACATGATTACTGACTGCATAGGCCACTCAGATATTTTAACAAAAAAAATAAGCCCTCACCGCAGTGAGGGCCTTTAAAAATATCATACTTTAGAGGTACTCTATTTTTACTCCACAATCATTATAGCATACCTCTGAAGTATATTCACTATACCAAGGAGGTTGTTATATTATGGCCATGAAACGAGCCAACGGAACAGGATCCGTTTATAAAATGAAACATAAGCCGTTACGCAAGCCTTATAGGGCTGTTGTAACTTTTGGATACGATGCTAATGGTAAGGCTCTCCGCAAATCAATAGGCACGTTTGCCACGCAAAAGGAAGCATATAATGCACTATCCGCTTATGACGCTAACGCACCACAATACGAGACCAAAGATACGACCTTTGGCCAATGTTGGGAATGGATGATTGAAGATAAGATACGTAAAGGGGTTATTTTAGAAAAAGGCGGCTATCTTTACAATAAAAAGAAGGTCGAGCATCTACTAAAAATACCTATCAAGGATATAAGACTCGCGCATATGCAGGACGTCATCGACAGGTATGCAGATAAAAGCCATACAACTTTAGTACAAATTAAAACTGCTATGAAAGCAACTTTTGACGCTGCTATCAAAAATGATATCGTTGATAAGAACTATGCTGCGCTTGTAACGCTTCCGCAAAAGGTAAAGTCTGAAATCCATAAACCCTTTACACCTATTGAGATATCTCGTTTATGGGAGCTGGCAAAAGCAGACAGAGATGCCCGCATATTATTGGTGTACATATACACAGGAATGCGACCTGGTGAAATCCAAAGCATTAAACTAAAAGATGTTTATATTAAAGATAGATATATGATCGGTGGCAGTAAAACTGCAGCAGGTAAAAACCGCATCATTCCAATCGCAGAATCTATCCTGCCTTTTATTAAAGAGTGGTATAAGTTAAGTAGCTTCCAACGGCACGAATATCTACTTCCGAAAGATACTCCTAAGCATTTATTAGTAGCCATTCGCACCTACTTAAACAAACATTTCCCTGGGCACCTCCCGCACGATGGAAGGCATACATGCGCTACGCTATTAATTCATATTGGTATATCGGAAGCTACAACAAAAACCATATTAGGTCATCGACATTCGGACGTAACAAATCAAGTATATATCCACAAAGATGTGTCTGAGTTAGTGGCGGCAGTAGATAAATTACCTAATAAGGATAGCCTTTTAGGCGAGGATTACGCATCTTTAACTTTCGCCAAAAGTTGAGCAACGGTTGAGCAACCGAGTTGATTTTAAAAAATCTAAAACAATCTGTAAATAAATAAAGCCGGTAAATATGCGTATTTACCGGCTTTATAGCATTATTGTATCTGTTTATATAACATAT